TGGATGAACATGCTTAAGTGGCAGCATCAGCCTGAGCGCAAATCACTGAGCGAGCTGGAAGGCCGCCGCTGCATCGCTGGCCTCGACCTGGCCAGCAAGGTCGACGTTGCCGCCACCCTGTTGCTCTTTCCGCCGACGCCCGATGACCCGAACTGGCACGTTCACGGTCGGTACTACCTGCCGGAGGCCAGAGTTCTGGAGCACCTGGACAGCAACTCAGGCCGGTATATGGAGTTCAACAGCCTGGGCCTGATGACCCTCACCGATGGCGAGGTCATCGAATACGAGGTCATCAAGGACGACCTTCGAGAGTTCGCCGGCCGCTTTGATCTTGAACAAGTGGCCTACGACCCGTGGCAAGCGACTCAGCTGGCACAGGAGATGGAGGCTGAAGGACTGACCATGGTTGAGGTTCGACAGACCGTCCAGAACATCAGCGAGCCCATGAAGGAGATGGAAAAGCTGGCCCTTGAGAAAAAGTTGGCTCACGGCAACTGCCCGGTTCTTACGTGGATGGTTTCAAACGTGGTGGCAAAGATGGACGCCAAGGACAACATCTACCCGAACAAAGAGCGACCTGAAAACAAGATCGATGGAGTGGTCGGGCTCATCATGGCGATAGCCCGGGCCGGAAGCGCAACGAAGCGAGAAAAATCCATTTACGAGGAAACCGAGCTATGAAGGCGCTGATCGGAGATCTATTTATCCTGAGCGGTATCGGCACCGGGGCCGGAGGTGTATGGTTGGAGTTCGGTATGCCCTGGGGCCTGATGGCCATTGGTGCAGGCCTTGTAGCAACCGGCATTGGCGTGGTTCGTAACGCATGATTTTTGAAAGCTTGTTCGCAAAGCGCCAGTCTTCACCCGCCAAGCCCGGCGACTCCGGCGCGGCCATCTCCATGTTCCGCCCGCCAGTTGCTGGCGTCCGTGTGGATGAGCAGGAGGCCATGACCTACGGGCCGCTTTGGGCCTGTGTGCGGGTCATTTCCGAAACCATGGCATCACTGCCCTGGGGCGTTCACAAGAAACAGGGCGATGTCCGCGAGTCAGTCACCGATCACGCGGTATACCGGATACTGCACCGGCGCCCCAACCCGGAAACCATCCCGTTCCGATTCAAGGAAACCCTAATTTCTCATGCCCTGACCTGGGGCAACGGCTATGCGGAGATCGAAAGAAACCGCATGGGTGAGCCGATCGCGCTCTGGATCATTACGCCGGACCGGGTTGAGCCGGACCGGGACGGTCTCGGTAACATCATCTACAAGGTGACGAATGATCAAGCCGCAGACAGCGAGATTGCGGCCAGGGACATGTTTCATATCCCCGGCCTGGCTTTCGACGGACTGAAGGGCTACTCGGTTGTGAATCAGGCCCGGCAGGCCATCAGCCTGGGCATCGCCACCGAGCAGTTCGGCGCGGCGTTTTTCGGCAATGGTGCCATGCCCGGCGGTGTCATCACCAAAGAGATTGGCTCCGGTGACATGGGCGCCCCGGCGATCAAGAACCTGCTGTCCTCGTTCAACAAAAAGCACAGGGGCGCGGCAAACAGCAACCAGGTTCACTACCTGGATGCGGGCCTGAAATATCAGTCCATCGGCATCCCGCCAGAAGACGCTCAGTTTCTTGAGACTCGGCGCTTCCAGACCCTGGACATGTGCCGCTGGTTTCGGGTTCCTCCCCACAAGCTGGCGGAACTGGACCGGGCGACCCACAACAATATCGAGTCTCAGAACATTGAGTTCGTCACGGACGTAGTGGTTCCCTGGGCCACTCGCCTTGAACAGGAAGCAGATTTCAAGCTGTTCGACGAATCTGAGCCGGACCTGTTCACCAAGCTGAACATCAACGCCCTGCTACGCGGTGACACGGCGGCCCGGCAAAGCTTCTACACGGCCATGCTGGACCGCGGGGTATTCGATATCGATGAAGTCCGGGCCCGGGAAGACATGAACCCGCTGCCGGAGGATCGCGGAAGCCTCCGGCTGGTGCAGGCCAACATGATGAGCGTGGACAGAGCCCTGCAGGAAGGCGGCACCGAAGCAAACGCGCGAGCCTCCGACCGTCGTGCCACCTCAGCGCTGTGGGAAGACCCGGCCAGCCGCATGGTCAGAAAGGAGATCAATGCCCTTTCCCGCATGGCCGAGAAGGGCATCGATGCCAACAGGCTGGCGGATTTCTACGAAGCGCACCACAAACACCTTGTAGAGGCATTCTCCAGCGTGGCCAACTTCGATGGCGTCACCGATCTGGACGCCAGGGCCCAGGCCTACGTGCTGGATTCATGCAAAGACCTGAACGATTACCAAGACACCAACCGCCTGCTAGCGGAATGGAGACTGTCGCGCACAGCAAGCCTTCGCGCCTTTATGGGAGACCCCAATGTTTAATTCCGACATGCTCTGGCTGATGCACCCCCACGCGGTGGCTCAGTTGCAGGCAAAGATTCAGATGGCCATCCGCACTGGCGCCGGCCCAACGGATGACGCCGAGCGTAACGGGCTCCCGGTCACCCGTCGAGGCAGTACGGCCATCATTCCGATCACCGGGCCCATGGTGAAAACCGAAAACTGGTTCACACGGTTTCTGGGCATGAGCTCCACCCTGGCGATCCGTGCAGCGATTAATGCTGCCGTTGCTGACGATGCGGTTGAAACCATCCTGCTGATGATCGATTCCCCGGGCGGATCCACTGCCGCCCTGTCCGAGCTGGGGGATACCGTCGCCCTGGCAAAAACCCAGAAGCCGATCATTTCCCAGGTGGACGGAATGGCCGCATCCGCTGCCTACTACGTTGCCGCGCAGACCACCCGGATTTACGCCGGACGCATGGACCTGATTGGCTCAATCGGTGTCCGTATGACCCTGTACGACTACAGCAAGGCGTTCGAAGAGGCCGGCATCCGGGCCATTCCCATCGATACGGGAGAGTTCAAAAGCGCGGGCGAGATGGGCACGGAGATCACTGAAAGCCAGATCGATGAATTCCAGAAGATCGTTGACGGATTCTTTGCCGATTTCCGCCAGGCTGTGATGAGCGGCCGGGGCATGAGCAACACCCAGTTCGATGCCGTGGCAGACGGCCGCATATTCTTCGCCACAGATGCCCTGGAGCTGGGCCTGATCGATGGCATACAGAACGCTGAAACGACGCTTTCAACCCTGATACAAGCCCGGCAGGGGCGCACCACTACCAGTGCCCGCCGCCGGCTTACCGCAGAAACCGCAGACCTGCCGAGCCAGATCTGTTGAACCGCCGAGCCGGTTACCTCAACCCCGAACGAATACAAATGCTGGAGCATTGATATGACTCTCAAAGAAATGATTGCGCGTCTCAAGGCGCTGAAAACCGAGGCAACCGCCATCCTGGATGAGGCGGACAAGAGCAACAACGGCGAACTGAACCAGGAACAGGAAGCCCAGTACGACGCCAAGATGGACGAGATCGGAAAGCTCAAGGCCTCTATCGGTCGACGCCAGGGCCTGAGCGCTGTTGATGAGACCGTGAACGGACTGGAAGCCAGCGCCGGCCGCCAGTCCGCGCCGAATGCCGCAGACTCTCAGGCCCGCGTCACTGACAACCGTCGGGACGATCCGGCCGCAGGCTTCACCGGCCTTGGTGATTTCGCGCTGGCGGTCCAGGGCGCCTGTATGCCTGGCGGTGACCGTGACGAGCGCCTGAACATTGTCGGTGCGCCGTCAAACTTCCACCAGGAAAACGGCAGCTCTGACGGTTACGAGGTTCCGCCTCAGTTCCGGAACGAGATCATCGAGCTGATGGCTGGTACCGATGACCTGGCGAACATGGTGGACAGCGAACCAACCTCCAGCAACCAGGTAAACCTGCTGGCGGATGAGACCACCCCTTGGGGCGCCCAGGGCATCCAGGCCAGCTGGGCCGCAGAGGGTCAGAAGATGGACCCCTCACGGCTGGAGACAGAGGGCCGCACGGTTAAGCTGCACAAGCTGTACGCCTTTGTTCTGGCTTCGGACGAGCTCCTGGAAGACGCCCCGCGCCTTAACCAGCGCGTAACCCGTGGCGCAGCCCGGGCCATCCAGTGGAAGCGCAGTGAAGCCATCATGACCGGTACTGGCTCCGGACAGCCTATGGGCTACATGAATTCCGGCGCTCTGGTTTCCGTTGCGAAAGAAAGCGCTCAGGCTGCTGACACAATTACGGCTGAAAACGTCGCGAAGATGTACAGCCGCATGCTACCATCTTCCCTGTCCCGTGCGGTCTGGATAGCCAACAGCGATATCCTGCCCCAGCTGATGACCCTCACCATTGGTGACAACCTGATCTGGACGCCTCCGAGCTCCGGCTTCCAGGGTGCGCCCGGCGGTTTCCTGCTTGGCCGGCCGATCATCTTCAGCGAACACGCAACCACCCTGGGTGACCAGGGCGACCTGCAGTTCATTGACCCACTGGGCTACTACATGCCAACAAAACAGGGCGGCGTGAATTTCGACAGCTCCATCCACCTGTACTTTGACTACGGGGTTCAGGCGTTCCGTTGGACGTTCCGCTGTGGCGGTCAGACATACCTGTCTGCTCCGGTCTCACCGGCCAAGGGCAACAATACCAAGTCCCACTTTGTGGTGCTGGACGAGCGGGGCTAAGCCTCGGGCTCATCCATAACGGTTAACCGCCGCGGGGCCAGCCGTCCCCGCGACTTCCTTTATTCAGGAGTTTTAATATGAACTCGAACGTACCGATTACCACCCGCGTTCCGCTGGTGGCCGCGATCACTCCATCCAGCCAGGCGGCTGGGGCACAATCCACCGGCTGGCTTTCAGTGGCGGATTTCTTTTCATTTCTTGCGCTGGTTCAGACCGGTGCGCTTGGTTCGTCCGCGACGGTCGACGCAAAGCTTGAGCAGGCCCAGGACGATAGCGGTACCGGCGTCAAGGACGTGACTGACAAGGCCATTACCCAGATCACGACCGACGACCAGACCGCTGCCATCGGCTTTGGTCAGAACGACATCGACACCACCAACGGCTTCACGCACTTCCGTCTGACAGTAACGGTCGGAACGGCTGCAAGCCTGACGGCCGCATCGGTGTTTGGTGCAGATGCTCGTTTCGAGAAGCCATCCAACAACCAGGCCGACGAGGTAGCGTAAATGCCGATCCGATTCCTGCGTGACTACACCGTGCAGCACCGGGAGGGCACCAGCTACTCTAAAGATGAGGTCAGGGATGACCTCTCTCCCGCGTCTGAACAGCACTTCGTGAACCGCAATGCTGCCGAATATATAGAGGCTGGCGGTTCGAAACCCAACAAGACCGACGAACAACCGGCCAATGAAAACGACCCAAATAAGCCGGCCCGTAAGCGAACCAAGCGGACAACTTCCTGATGGGCCGCATTTCGCTGAGTGGAATGGGGAGGGCACCTGAAATGCAGGACGAGCTGCTAAAAAGAACACAGAAGCCCATAATGCCCCCGGTGGAGCTGGTCGAATCCAAATCCGACCTGCGTGTGCAGCACACAGCGGAAGACACGCTGATTGAGGGGCTGATCGCCGCCGCCACGG